ATGCAGGGAGGGGGCCGCTTTCCCGCGCCTCCCCCTCCCCTGTTTTCTCGTCGGTCGGCTGTTTGCGTCAGGCCTTTGCGTAGACTTTCCTGTAAATGTTGCGGAAATCATACTTGATAATCTCGTCAATCGCGCTCTCGTTGGCGCGCTCGGTTTCCTCGTCGGTAAACTCATCGCTCGTGCGGGCGATCCGGCCGAGGTAAGCGCAGGTGTCGTATCCCTTTTCCGTGTCGAACAGGAACCAGCGGCTGAACTGAGTGAACGGATCATAAGGATTGTCAAACGTAGTCAGCATGCAGTTTCTCTTCTTCATCCTCGTTCACTCCTTTCTCATTGCGCGTATCTCGAAACGGTCGAAGGCGAAACGCCCAGCGCCGAAGCGATCTCGCTGTTTGTGTAGCCCGAAGCGCGCATCGCGCGGATTCTCGCCTGCTTCCCTTCAGAAAGCGTCGTCGTCGCGCGCGGCGTGGCGTAAGCGCGCACCGCGTCAAGATCGGCGAAGCGCAGAATCTGGCTCAGTACGTTCTCGCTGATCGCGCCGGCCTGAATCGCTTCCCAGCCGCGCGGCGTGATGGTGATCGGGTTGCGCTTCGCGTCGTAGCGGATTCGCGCGCGGCTCAGCTCCAGCTGCGCGTGCTTCTTCACCTCTTTGGGCGTCATCGAGGGGTTCGCCCGCTTCATCGCCTTCACGGCGCTGTTGGCGGCCAGCTGCGCCTGCCGCTCGCGCGGCGCGTTTAACAGGGCGAGATTGAGCTGCGCGTTCAGCCGGTCCACTTCCTCCGCGTAGGCCTCCCTCGCCGTGGCGCTGTAGCGGATGCGCCCCGTCGCCAGCAGCTCCTTGCGCGCGTCGTTCGCGAGAGCCTTCATCTTATTGGCATAGGCGGCGTATGCTTCCTCCTGCGGGGTGCCGGAGGAAAGCCTGCGCGCGTCGCGCGTCTCGGCCATCTGGGTTGAATCCTGCGTGCGCAGGCGCGTTTTGCCGCTCTTATCGGTGTACTCCTCGGCGACTTCCTTGTAAACCAGCTCGCCCGTCTCCGGGTCGATGCGCGGCGCGCCCTTGCGCTTGAGCACCGCCACCGGCGATTTCGCCCGGCTGATCAGCGTCGACGCGCCCTGGTGTACGCTCCCGTCCTCGTCGATGCGCAGTTGATATTTCCGCTTCAGCTCGGCGATGTCGTTGTCGATTTCGGATTGCTTCCAGTCCAGCTTGTGCTTTTCCGCGTCGATGACCACCATCGAGTGGCGCACGGCCTTGGCCAGCTCTTCCTGCGTCGCGCCCTTGAGCGTCATATCGGTGATCAGGTTCGAAGCCTTGCCCATCTCCATCTGCGTCTGCGCCTTCGTCATCCGCTTGAATTCGTGGCCGTCGCGGTAATAGTGCTCGGTGCCGTCGCTGTCGGTGCGCGTTTCAGAGTAGCCGTAGCGTTCCTTCGGGTCGAAGCCCTCCAGCCCCTTGAGCGGCGGCGTGGAGGTGATCTTCACCCGGCTCGCCGGCGAGTTGCACGGAATCACCATCACCGTGTCGCCGTCAAAGTCCGCGCCCGAAAGCCGGGCCGCCACGTTCGAGTTCACGCCGATGGCGTCCGCCGGGTCGGTTCCGAGAATTCTCCGGCCGTCCGGCTGCTTGTTGTTCACCGTCAGGATCGGGATCTCGAACGTCCCGCCGTGCGGATAGCGAATCAGCGCCACAACCTCGCCGTCCTGATAGTTGGGCGCGTAAACCTCGTTGTCCTTCAGCGTCGCGATCGGCAGAATCACCTGATATTTCTGGCGCGGCAGCGCCGCCGCCTGCAGGTGCACGGCCGCCGAGTCGCAGTCGTTGGCGAACGATTCGAGCAGCTGCTTTTTCACCGTCGGGTTCGTCAGCGCGCAGATTTCGTCCAGTTCCATCTGCTTGTCCGCAATCGCCAGCCCCAGCTGCTTGTTGATCAGCTGCATGCTCTGCTTGGATAGAAACTGCGAGGGCAGCGAGTCCGACCATTCGCCCCAGTCGCCCTCGGCGCGGGTCTTGTTAATCAGCCCAAGCTGCCGCTGGCCGTTTTCGTCGATGTAGTGGTATTGCCCGCCCTCTTCCTTAATCAGCGCGCCGAAGGGGTTGTTCGGGTCGTCGGTTTTAATCTTCTTGAGCGCTTCCTGGCCCGGCGTTTTGTTCGTGTTAAAGGCCACGTCCACGCCGTCGGGCAGGTCGTCGCTGTAAAAGGCCATGCCTTTTAAGTATTTGTCGCCATCCACGAGGATGCGAACCTGCGCGTAGTGGCTCTCGCCCAGGTCGAGGTCGGCCACGCCGCGGCGCAGCTCAATCGTGCCGTCCTTTTCAATGGCCGTGTGGCCGTCCGGCGTCACGTCATCCCGGTAGCGGATCTGCAGCCGGCTCGAGTCGAGCGAGGCGGGGTATTCAAACCCCTTCTCGAATCGCTCCACGCCGTCTTCGTCCACGCGCATCTTGTAATCCGTAATCGTGTGCACGTTTTCAAAGTCGTAAATATCCTTGTGCTCCGTCCCGGGCGGGCAGATCACCTTGATGTTCGTCTGCTTGCCGGGGTTCGTCACCTGCGGCACGCCGCCGCCGTATACCGGGTAGCCCTCTTCTCTGAGGATTTCCAGCGCCTGAGCCAGCCGCTCCTTTGGCACGCCCAGTTCCCGCTCCACGCCGGTGCCGACGTCGATCATGCCTTTTTCTTTAATCTGCTCGCGCAGAAAATCCGCCGTTTCCTGGGCGGTGCGCGTCCTTGCGGCCGTGCGTTCGTTCATCAGCGAGCGCAGCGTCGATTCCGGGATGTTCAGCTCCCGCGCAACGGCCGCCTTGCTGCGCCCTTCCTCCAGCATCTCGGCGGCGCGGGCGATTTTCTCCGCCTTTCGCTCGTTCACGGCCAGAGAATACTGCGTGCGCAGCTGCGTCGTGCTCTCCAGCCCCACGGCCTTGGCAATGTCCTTCTCGCTCATGCCGGCCCTGCGCAGCTCCTGCACCCGGCTGATAAAATCGCCCCGGCGCTGGTTTGGGTCTTCGCCGCTGCCCAGCGGATAGCGGCCCGAGCCGCGCCCCGGCGCGCCGTCCAGCGCGCTCACGCCGTAATGCATCAGAATATCCTTCGCCACCCGGTTCACGGCTTAGCCCTCCTCTTCGCGGATTCGGTTGATAATCTTGTCAAAGGCGATAATCTTGTCCATAATCGGCGCGATCTCGTTCGCCTCCGGCAGATGGAAAAGCACCTCGTCGTTTTGATAAATCCGCAGCTCCGTCTTGATCGCGCCGGGCTTTATCCTGTATTCCAGGCAGAAAAGCGCCGCGTAAACCATCAGCTGCTCGATGTGCGCCGGGATTTCGCCCGTCTTCAGGTCGTGAATGCGCAGCGTGTCGTTCCGAAAGGCGATCGCGTCCGCCGTGCCAAAGCAGTTCGGCGAGTAATACAGCAGCACCTCGGGCGACATCCGATAGCCAATGGCGTCGTTGACATACGCGTTGAGCGTCTTTTTCTGCTTGGGCAGCTTCTGCCCCAGGCGGATGCAGCTGGCCGCGAAGGCGTGCAGCTCCGTCCCCTTCGCCGCCGCCAGCTGGCGCTTGTAATATTCGGCCAGCTTCTCCTCGCTGTAGCCCGTCCAGTAATATTTACTCGCCGATAACACGGCGTGCATTCCCTCCAGTTCTGAATGCCTGTTCCAGTTCATTCAGGACTTCCTCCTTATTCTCCGGAAATATAATCCTCGCAAACGACATCCCGTTCAGCCGCTCGATGTAGTAGTCCTGGTTGGGGCGATGGGGCGCTTTCGCGCCTTTTTTGCATTCCAGCGCCGCCCACCGCTCGCCCCATAGAATCAGCAGATCGGGAATCCCCTGTATGTGCCCGGAGTCCAGCTTCGTCACCAGACACCCCGGGAACCGCTTCTTCATCTCGTTGATCAGCCGCCGCTGAAACTGCGCCTCCCGGTTCTGTCCCTTCATGAAAAGCCGTCTCCTTTTTGGTAAAATAAAAGAGAGAAGGTAAATTGCCTTCTCTCTTCATAAAAGGGTATGTATTTTTCGCGCGGCCGCGTCAGATCATTGCGAACGCTCCGAAAACCACTCGCAGCTTCTTTTGCAGAATGGATAGTTCTCCGCGCAGTTCGTCAGGCATTCGCTCCCCGGCGGCTGTGCGCCGATGTATTCGAAATATTCAATCCGCTCCATCTCCCGGCCGCATTCCGGGCAGCGCCAGCTCCGGCCTTTCGGGTCCCAGCGCATTTCGCCGCCGCATCGGTCGCAGCAGACCGCGTTGCCGTCCTCGTCGTATGCCGAGTTTATCCATTCGTCCTTCGTGTTCACGCGATAAATCTCGCAATACTCGTCCCGCATCGGCTCCGCCTCCTCTCCGTCCGCGCGTTCGATTATACGCCGTCCGTCTCTGAGTGGCAAGCCCGCCCGCGGTCCGCTAAAATATAATTTTTCGCTCTTTCGCATCGCCTCCTGTTTCGTTTTCTCTCCGTGTGGCCATTTGCCCGCTTTTTCCCCCGTCTTTATATATAAATTGATTTTTTCAATTTTCTATACAACTGGGAAATAAAACCGGCCATCTGGCCACAACCCGTGTTTTTCCCGGAAAATCAGCTCAAAAAGGCCCGAAAACGCCCTTTTTCGGCTGTTTTCAGGCCTTTTTTGCCCGTTTTCCTGCCCGGTTTGCCGCGCAAAAAGCGGGCATTCGCCCACTTTTTCTGGCCATTGCCCGCTTTTGTTTCGTTTTTTTTTTTTTTTTTCGCTCATAAAAGTGGGCAGCGCCCGGTTTTTGTCAGGGAAACCGGGCACGCTCGGCCTC